GCCAATTCCAATGTTAAAATTGGTAATCTCTTCTTCAGAAGTCTCTACTTCTAAAATCAATTCATATCCTTCTAGAATAAATGCGTCTTTGAGATATTTTTCTAATTTTAGAGTGCCTTCGTCTTGCTGATATTTACTGTTAGAAGGAAATCCCTTTTGTGAAGTAGGTCTGGCTAAATTCTTGAGAGTTCTGCCAAAACCCATTTCTGGTTCAATTAATACCCCTTGTGCAGGAGAAAAGGCAATTGTATCTGAATCTAAGGCTTGAAATTCTCCAGTAGAAAAATTATAGTATGCTAAGTCTTTATCTCTATTGTGTTGAGAAGGAAAATTAGTAGTTGGTTGATGTTGATTCCCTAACACTAGATCTTGCATTATTTCTAAGGGAATTTCTATTACAATTCTATCGTTGAGAGAGATATCAGAATAATCTCCGATACATTTATCGTCTTTGAATGGAAGGATTCCTTTTGTTTCTGGAATTAATCTCTCATATAATTCTTGACTTGTGTTTCTGCCTTGGGTATCAATGTTGAATTCAGATAAGTCTTGTGAGAAGAAAATACTCTTATTGGGTGATCTATAATTTTCAATTGCTGGATCTGAAGAGTCTAAACCTAAGTATGGAATTTTATTTCCCTCCCTAGGGACAAAAGACCTCAAAGGATCTTCGCTGTTCCAAGATAATTCTGAATTATCATTGAATTGTGAGGCTCCCTTTCCATTATAGTTGATGTCTAATCCACCATAGTGGTGAGGATATTTTTTTATTCTCTCTTGTTGAGTTTTCATCCACCGTTCAGAGAATGAATGAATTCCAGATTTATATTCTATGTATTGACCACCATAAAGGCTCATATTATATAGTGTCTTAGCAAAAGTAGGACTTTCACTCTGCCATATCAAGATATTCCCCAAGTAACCTTCAAATCCAGAACTAGTAAAATTTCCTGTACTGTTATGAGGCCCTTGATAATTTATATTTATTTTCTCTTCGTATGGGAATATAGAATAATCAAAATAATCAATTGTCTGTTCTGAAGAAATAGTCGTGCTAGATTCTATTCCATTTACAAAAGCTTTTGCATTATTCTCAAATCCTCTAAGGGGATCCCCAGGATCTCTGAGAATCAAATAAGACGTAGGATCTGTTTCAATTCTATAGGAGACGTGGTACCATTTATCATAATCTAGCGGACTATTGATTTGTATATTCGCATGATAAATCTGATTTTTAATGTGTATGCCTGTATATCCATTAATATCAACATAAGCTCCAAGACCTTGCGAATTAGCATTAGGATCATCGAAGTGAATTATGAATAGAGAGTGTCCGGTATTTGAATCTCCAGGAGTTTGAGAAGTAATTTTTACCCAAAAAGAAATATAAACGTAATTATTAGCAGCTCCCTCAAAGAGATATTCTAGTCTTTCATTCGAAAATGCATTAGGAATTTCATAATTAGAATAATAATTTGTACCAATAGCACCTGCAGAATATAAAACGCTTGGATTTCCAAAGATATTTAGGTCGAAATATTTTGGATAACTAAATGATATATTCGTTTCACTCAAAGAATTTCGAAATTTTCCGACATTCCAATCTAAGTAAAATTTAGGGAAATTCAAGCTATCTATTACTAATTCCTCGTTTCCACTAATGTATGGCTCAACATTCGTATCAAAAGGATTCCAGATTCGAAGTTCTTTCTCTAAAATCGCCATAATATCTCCATTACTTCAATAAACCGTTGTAAATTATACCTTGGTTACGAATCGATTGTGATACAACAAAACCAGTGCTAGTATATATATTTTCGTCTAGAGTGAACTCTTTTCTATCATTTGTCTCAACAGACATAATAACCTCTAGAACTTCATTGTCTATAGTAGAATTCCTAGAATATTCTCTTAGAGGATCTGTATAAGAAGCTTCTTCAGATACAAATGGAACATCTAGTGTGAGATTATCTAAATTTATAAATTGGCCATCATTATCTAAAAAAGAAGCTTGTTTTGTAAATTTTGCCCACACTGAATAATCATTATCCGCTATATCTGACATGTCATGATATTCCATTGTGTTTTGAGAAACAAAGCCTCCCACCAGTTGTTGGCCAGGGGAAAATAAAAATTCTAGAGAAGGATCATTGAAGATATTAATTTCTCCTTCTAGCCTCATGTGATTTGAATCTACTCTTCTCTTGAATTTTCTCTCAAGATACAAATTGATTATTGAATCTGCGGAGAGCCCTAAATGATTGTAAAGCTCAATTAAAACAGTCCAGTCTAATTCTTTAGAGCCATGCCAATATTCGTCATCGAAGAAATTAGATTCAATATATTTCTCTAAACTCTGTACATTATACGTAATACCCAGTTTATATTCATCACTAATGACTTTTGTCCCAATTGATTCGCCCGATGCAGGCCTAATATTTTCTAGAGATTCATATAAATTCTCTATAGTCTCTCCAAAAGGAATAATAGCACCACTAGATACTTGAGAATCTCTAAATTTGATATCATATGATTCTGGAATATCTTCGAATATTCTAATTCTAGAAGTCTGAATAATATCACTCATTACGTCTTCGTGAAATGCTCTAGAATCTTCTCTCTCTTTTTTCTGTCCATCTAAATACCAACGATGAAATTCACTAGAATCTTGAAAGCTCTCTATTTCAATTCCGGAAGATAAATTTTCTACAATAGAGATATTAGTCGGCAATACACTCTTGGTAATGTCTATTATCTTAAGAATAACGCCGTCTGTATTTTCGAGTTTCGATATTTTCCATTTTTGATTTGCATTGCCTGGAAAATTATTAGCTATCTGATAAGAGAAAAAATCAATCATAGCGATTGGAGAATTTTCAAAAGCATCCAAATCTATATAGATTGATCCAGCAGGCGGAGTATTGATTGGGGATCTCACGAATTCATACGAAATAGTATTTCCAGAAGAATCTTGAAGGGAAATTATCGCAGATTCGTAACCAGAGATATCTCTTGAAGTATCAAATCGAAAAACTACAGATGCATAAAGCTCTAAATTTGGATCTTTTTGTACGATATATACGTCTGAAACAGGGACATATTTTTCACCTAATATGTTTCCGCCCCTACCTAAAATAGGCATTGTCGATCGAGGAGACCTAGGAGTTATATAGATCCCAGAGTCGTATGATTGAAATCCCAGGTCATTCATTGGTCTAGAATAGACGTGAGATCTAAAGGTATCTCTAGAGGGATTTAAAGGCGCTGCCATTGATCTAACTCCTAGGTAATATCATTTCTAATTGTACCAGTAATTATAGGTACTTGAGAAAATGTAATCCTATCTTTTATATCAACGTGAATATCACCCTGTTTATATTCGTATTTATGTCTCTCTAAAAGGTGAGACTCAATAACAAAATTTATTCCTAGAAAATCTGCTGTATAAGGAATAAACTTCTCAATTAAACCATCGAAATTATTGCTGAACCATCTTTGGAATTCGATCACTGTGTTATAAGGCATATTTGAAATAAGTCTCTTAAAATACAGTTCTCTAATTTTTCTAATTTCTGGATAATCGACTGCATATTCTAATTCTGGAGCACCCAAGTATTCGTTCATGATCTCTAAATTTCCTAATAGATTCACCATATCTTTATTTAAAGCATGAACTATAGAAGAGTCTATAGAAAACCTCTTATCATCTAATCCGATTTCACTTGGAAGTTCGTATAATTCTCCATAGTGGACAGAATTAGCAATTGCAATCTTTTCATCTAAGAAAGATCTAATTCTCACCTTGTTATCTGTGGTACTAGAGTCAGAGCTAGGAGTCACTATAGAATATCTAATTTTTTCAACTTGTAGTCCATCAGTACCATAGATTTCTAAATTTCTATTATTTTGAGTAGTGTCTATTAAAGAAAACGTAGATTGCCCTTCGGATAAATTGTCTAGTGTTTCTAAACCAGCTATATTAAATCTTAATTTTTCCCATGATCCTAATGCAAGTTTTCCAGTGTATCTTCCATTATAGTCCGATAAATTTACACCGTCTACTTTGATAGGAATAGGATCTTGTACAATTGGATTTACATTCTCTATAGAGAGTGGATTTTTACAGTGTTCGAATGCGATATTTTCTTCAATGGAGCAAGTCCAAAATTTTAAAGAGTGCATTTTTCCAGAATAAGAATATGAGTCAAATCCATCACTAGAAAAATTTAAAGTATCGATAGAAGCCCCAGAATCTGAAATGTATAGATTGAAATCTTTTGAAGGATCAATAGAACAAATTTCTGAAGGTAATTTTGAGCTATCTCTCTCAAAAGATTTTTCAGCCGATCTCCATTCTACGATAGATCCTTTTGAAACTTTTCCAGCAAACACTCTAATGGTTCTTAAATTTTCTTTCCATATAGAATTCAAACAAATGTACCAAGTATAGCTGTCCCATATATCAATATCTTCTATTTCTACTAGACATTCAGAATTATTAGAATCATAAGAGCTAGAAAAGAAAGACAATTTTTTATCAACTGGATTAGCAATCGCATTTACTAATAATTGATTGTCAGAATTCAATATATGAAATAATGATTCGGGCTCTTCAGAATTAGAGACTTGATAATGACCTTCTACTGCCCAAGAACCAGAAAGATAAGATGTGCTTATTCCAGGCTCAGCAGGAATTACAAAGCTGATATCACCGATTTGAAAAGTCACATCTTCTACCATTGGTGCGCCATAAGGATCTGGGGCTCCCGGTTCATGTCTATATGATTTTAAGTTAGCGGATTTTGCGTAAGAAGATCTAGAAAAATCTATGGAGATAATTTCAGTATTCTGTTCAACTCTAGAAGAAGAAAATCTAGGACTAAGACTTCCTCCATATTCTCTAAGATTAAAAAATGAATTGCTTTCTAATCCAAGGGTATTCATAAGAGATTTAATACCCGAAATTGTTCCTCTAGAACGAAGTAAAAATGGCATATTGATCAAGACTCTTCTCCAGAGTTGATCCACCATTTTGTTCAATGGTTGACTAGTAGTTTTTTCATTTTCTAAATTCTTTCCATCTTTGAATTTATCTAGAGTTTCATTTGCGAAAGGATTCGATATTGGAATTCCATAGTATTCGGTTAAGAAATTTATCATGATTGGAGGAATTTGTCCACTTGATACATAGTCTATTTTGTCTAGAGAAGAAAATGCATCTAGATATAATTTGATATCATCAAAATATGCTGCCCATACTAAGAGAAAGCTAAAAACTATAGTCTTCGAAGGTATTTTTGAATGCCCTGGTAATACATAGGGGGATCTCATATGATCTAGTACCATTGGATCTTCTAGATTTTTTTCAATTCCTTCAAAAAATAATGCTTCTTCAAAATAATGCCTAGGCACCAATTTCGTAATTAAATTTGGATTGTTGATATCATAATGATTCGCACTCTTTACAAGATCTTCATTTTTAGTCTTTGTTGCTGGCCAATCTGGAAATAATATCAAATTATCTTTTTTCTCTTCTAGATTTTGAATCGGAGATGTATCATTATTTTCTCTAAAGACTTCAATGTCTCCGGAGACTATAGAGTGAAAAGAGTTTCCAGAATAATCTAACAAAATTCCTGGTGTCTGCCAACTATCAACAGAATTGGGCTCATTAAACCTAAAATACAATTTAAGTCCTACTTGAGCTGATATATTTTGAAGATAGTCTCTATATATTTCTTGAGACGTTCTTATTTTTGACCATAATCTAAGTTCATCGATTCCTGCTAAGAGCCAATCTGGATTAGATAGAGAACCTGCTTCAGATTGCATTGTACCACCGATCCCCAAATACAGTGGTGATGATCCTATTGTAATATCATCTAATTCTGCCTGAGTATTTGTAGCCATTCCAGAATATTCACCATTTATATAGGTCTTTATTCTCTCCGTATTAGCTCTGAAATAAACAAACGCAACGTGATACCATTCATCAATATTTAAATTATCAATTGACGCTTTAATACTCTTAAAATTATCAGAAGCTAATATTAAATTGATTGAATAATTTGTAGAATCTTGACATTCAGCCCATACAGAAATTCCTACATTTCCATCTCTCTTTTGAAGAATTACCTCTTGAGACAAAGATGGATTCTCGTATTTCTTAATCCAAAATTCTATAGTGGCACCAGATTCGGATATGTCTTTTGTAATTTTAGATTGCCCTATCTCTGTTCTAGATAATTCAGGAGCTAACCAACCTGTTAAGTCTTTAACGTATACTCGGTGATTCCCTGTAAAATTTCCATATCCAGTATGATGATCAAATCCATCAATCAACCACTTAGTGAATCCATCAATTTTAGAATAAAAATTAATCTTTTCCTCTACTGTGCCATCAAAAGGATATTGATTGATAATTTTATCAATAGCGATATTGGTTTTTGCTTCCGCAGAATGAAAAAATACGTGATTTTCCCAATTTTCCCAATTGACATCTAGTTGTTGAGTGTTTTTGATACCAGCGCCAATACTATCATTTATCCAAGACTCGAATATCGCAGAATCAGATTGCGATGATATTTTTTCACCTGTGATATCGGAAAGAGAATTTCTCTCATTTTCAGATTGAGATTTTTTAGTCCCAAATATATTAGCCACATTATTCTCCTTCTATCGTAAATGGCAGATTAGATTCCCATATATACGATTTTCCTCGATCAAAATATAACACATCTATTGTAAAAGTTCTTCCGTGAGGCAATAAATCTACTGGAAACTTAAAGTACATACCATCGCCATCAGCAGATATTCTGGTAGAGTCATCATAAGGATAAGAAAAATCAACGATAGGTTCTTTTTGATTTCCATAGTCTTTGATTCGATAATAAGCCCTCTCTACTCTTTTAGAAGGCAATTCATAGGGGACTCTAACAGGATCGTTGTCTTCTCGAGTATCTCTAACAAATAGCCGAGCAACAGGAGTTTCAGAGTGGGTGTATTTTTCTTTCATTGAAGTGAGAGAGAATCTATAATCTCTAGGTTTTTCATTTGTTGTCACCAAATTTCTTTTGAGTCTAACAGAAGTTTGATACCACAAAGCATTATTTGAATACCAAGATTCTGTTAAGCTTATTTCTCCTTCTGATAATAAATCTGACCGCAATAAAGAGTCAGCGTCGCTGTAAATTTCTATTCCTCTATATGCGGCTTGATACCAACCTTCTTGTAGAATTCCTCCAATAGAAACTTGAGAGACAGACCCTGATAATATCCAATCTCCATAAGTCAAAGTAGAAGTCACATTGTCAAGTATCTTTAGATCTCCTTTTACGTAGTGGCGAATTGTCAGTATATTTGACGTTGATGTCTCAAATTGAAGTCTGTCATCTTCGTGATAATCATCCCAAGAAACAATTAATTTGGGTTTGTTATATGGATTTCTAGTGTGTCTAGAAGCAAATCTCTTAACAAAATAAGAATATTCATCGGTATCTTGTGCTTGAGAGAATTTAATTAACCATCCATGATTCAATATATCGTTATTCCACACGGATTTTACCCAATTCGTAATATCAATTGATAAGTCTTCGTTACCTTTCTCAAAGAACGATGATTCGATTATAGTGGGTAAATCTGATAATCCACCAGGATTCTCCCAAAGAGTATCTCCTGTAGAAGAAAGCCAATTACACGGCATCACATCAGCTAAAGTAGCTATATCTTTACCTTCTCCTTCTTGCCAGTCTTGCTCTAATTGAATTAGGTCAATAGAGAATCCGCTCGGAGCAATCTGAGTACCTTGAATATCCTTTAAGACTAATTTGATTTTAAGACTAGAGTCCGCTAGGTCTAATTTTTGCTCTAAATTTGCCTTGAGTTCATCTAAATCTGCTTTTATTAATATATGAGATCTCTCTAAAATTGGAGATGCTTCACCTTTCATATTTGATTCATTCCAGAGTTTAAATAAATCCAAAGTAGAAGCATGTCCCAAATTAGCATCAGTAGATCTTCTAACGCTACCCACGATTTTATCAGTAATATATGTGTCTTTTTGTATTTCTTGGTGATGTATCATTTTTTCTCCTTCATACTACATTCACAATAATATCTCTATTTGGATATTTAAGTTCAAAGATCTCATAAGGCTCTGGTGAATATATGGAATTTTTCTCAATTATATTCATGTTTTTTCTTGAAGAAGAATAGACGAAAGAATCATGTTCTCCAATGATATTAGAGATTATAGGTTTCTCAACAGATTGTACTCCTGGAATATTTGCAACAGTAGCAATAATTTCTGTAGCATTGATTTCTTTTCCTAAATTCACATTTTCTTGTAAAAATAAATTTTTTACTTCAGAAATTATCTTTGATATCAATTCGAATTTATTCACGCTAGGATGAAACTTACAAACAAGTTTAATTTGAAAGTTAATAATTTTTCCATCCAATATGTCCATTGCATCACCAATAAGCCTAAATTCGTTAAGATAAGTTGATAAATTCCTCTTAAGAGAATCAGAGCATGTAGTTAATTTACCTTCTTTATCACGAGATACAATATACAGAAGAGAAGAGAGTGCATTGTCAGGATTAGGTACTGTATTCGCTCTATATACTACGCCAAACTCCGTCGGAAGCGTATAAATTCTTGCTAAAAGATCTTCTTTTGTCACTATTCTATTTTGCATCGTTCTTGCTGATGTTACAAAATTTTTGAGCTCAAACAGAGTAGGCGCCATTGCTCCGCCGGAAGCATCTGAAGGATTATTAACCGATATAGAATTCCTAATAGATCTTGCTGATTCATAAGGAATATTAGGAGGAAATACCCAATCTACAGTCGCTACTTCTGTAATGGTGTCATTTGGTACATTGTGGGAAGAACCACCTCCATATCGATACACAACGGAAATTGTCGTATTAGTCGGAGATATCCCTAATGATTTATTAGATAAAAGTTTATTTGGATCTAAAGAGAATGAGGAAAATGATTTTTTTCCATATAGAGGAATACTCATTTGAGAAGGATCAGATATGTTCACTTCATCAGTTTGATCTCCAGACCCAAATTGAATGATTGTGCTCCTGGTAGTTATATCTACTTTAGATATAAATCGATATGGTGCTGGAACAACATCAATTGAACTAGTTCCATTAGAGAGTTGATTTTTTCTAAATACCGTATCTTGACTCAAAGATTCAACTTCAAAATATTCATTTCCGTCTGCATCAATTACGGAAAGAATAGTAGAAACGTGAGAGTTAGATAACGTTATTGTTCTATAAGGGACAAAATTATTACCAATATCAAAATTTTCTGTCGCTATATTTCCGGAAACACAAGAGGCTTTTTTCATAAACACAAAAGACTCTATAGTGCCAGAATTATTTAAAATCGGAGTGACTTCGGCATCATAAGATCCATTATCGTCTTTTATAGAGAAATCAATGTCTTCAGAAAGATAGAAGCTTATTCCACTCTTGGATTTGAATATGGAGTTCTCTTTAATGATAGGTAAATAAGAATGCATAGGAATTACTTCCCCTGTATTACTCACAGTTTTTTCTACTTCTATATATATTTCCACCATTGCAGATGCTGGAGAATTTCCAGAAATTTTAAGGCCTGCATTTCTTATCATCGATTCAATGTTTTTTGATTCTACTGCAGTCTCAGGATTTAGTTCTCGAAATTGATGATCTAAATAAAATGACATATTGTCACCTACATAGGCAGCCATATCTAAGAAAAGGCCTCCCATTGATGCTTCTGAGAAATCTTGAATCTTATCAGAAAAATGCGACCTAGCGTGTTCTAACAAATCAGCTCTAAAGTCTTGGAAATCTCTAGCGAGAAATGATCTTTTTCTTTGAATCCCTATTTTTTTCTTAATATCTTCTGCCATTATTATCTCCACTTTTTTAGAGTAATTATCCACCCATATACAACATCACTTCGATAGATCTAAGTTTATCATCAATCGTAGGAATTAAATAAGAGATTCGAATCCCAATTTTTGCCATAGCCTTGATATCTGAATTCTCTACAAAAGACTGAAATCCATCTAAAGAAACATAAGGCATATATTTTCCTACGGATTTTGATATATTCTGAATCGCGATTTGATCAGCTTCTTCTGTGCCTAGGTCAAATAAAATAGGTCTTAAATTTGCACCAAAGTCATAAAATCCTAGTCTTTCACCATGATTTGTTTGAATTAAATTTCTTAAATTATCAGATATTTGAGAAGTAAGCTCTGTATTCATCTCAAATATCCCGTGATTTCTTGACAATTGAATTGGAGTTTTAATACCAATAGGAGGCTTTTCTAATTCTTTAATGACTTCTTCTTTCTTTGAAGATAATTCTCCAACGGATTTGAAAGAATAAGTCTTGTAGTTTCTATTAGTTTCCATACTACACTAATTTCCCTGGGATACCACCCACAAAAGCTATACCAACTACTGGTCCTGTACTACTGGTACCAACAACGGGAAAATTCCCCCCATAAATTACATCCGCAGTAATGCAAAATTCATAAATTGCTGCAGCCATCAATTGAGCCTTCATCTGATGAATTTCTTCGCTTTTCACGTTTTTATTTTTGTATCCATATTCTTCGCAGGTCTTAAAGACACTCTTTAATTTAATCTGCAATGCCAATTGTCCAACTGATAGTGCCATATTATTCTCCGAATATTCTAGTACTTTTGATCTCTTTAAACGTTTCTCTTAATGCTGTCTGTGAACTCTTGAATTTTGTTGCTGCAGCTTGTATAATTATATCCGGAGCGAAATTCCCAGGACTTTTATTTGACTCTATTCCTGTACACAGATCTTCTAGAATAGTATGAAATTCCTCCATATATCTGTGCAACTCCGAATATCTCACGTATGGTTCTGATTTGTATTCTGAATCTGTTTCACCATTCTCTAGTTTTCTTCCTAAAATAATATGTTCTCCGGATATCGTAATTTTTCCATCCGTATGAAGAATAATGTGCGATTGGGTGGTTTCATTTCCTTGTTTCACTATTCTTATTTCTCCATCTTCTTTGGAATATACTCTAAAATGTTTTGATTGCAACGCAATAGCAGGTCCAGCATTATCTTCGGAAATATCTAAATATAAAGGACTATATTTCGTTTTTGGCCAAAAATTTTTATCAACTTCTGTATCCATAGAGAGATATATTCTAGCCATATCAGTTTCGAAATGCGGATCTCCTTCAATAGGATTTGATTCTAGTTTATTAACATTGGGAGCCTTATCTACTTCTAATAAATTTTCTTCCGTAGTGATCACTGCAGGCGCAGTACCATCGAATGTGCCTTTAGAATTCTCTTTAGTGGGAGTATATTGGTAATTCCCTCTTCCTACGACTATATCGATAGATCCAGATTTGGGTTTTGGCTTATCATTAGCTGAAGAATATTTAGGAAGAGTAGACTCTATAGAATATCCTCTGTCTGTTCCTAATGATATCAAGGTATTATTTGACCCTTGAATAAAAGCATCGCCTTGCCTTGGAGACCATCTAGGCACAGGTTCTTGTACATACAATTCTCTTAACTTTTCATCTCGAAGACCTTTTGGGTTCTCTTTGTCTTTTTTGTCTTTTGCTTTGAGATCACCCAATTCTTGAATTGCATCTTGAATTTTTTGTCTAAATTTCGGAAGTATCTTTTTTTGCTTTGTGTCTTTTTTATCTTTGGCTTCTTCCGACTCTACAGATGGTTCTAAGAATTTTCTATCATTATCACTAAAATTTAAATCTTCTGCAGTTGCAACTGTCCCACATCTTCCGTGCCAATATTTAAATTGCGATCCATCTTCTGATATCCAAACATGTTCTCCGACTTTTATAGGAGTCCCAATGTGAGATCCATAAAATGGAATAACTGGAGTGAGTAAATTTCCATTATTTTCACCTTCAATCATCACTAAAAGCGAATTTCTAGGAAGTTCATACGGAATCTCTTTATTTTCTAAGATTTCTTTTTCGATATATGCGGGTGCAACTTCTTTTTGAAAATAATAAGGGTCATTAATTACTTCGATTACGCACCCTATTGAATAAGAAAAATCTTCCCCTTGTCTGATTTTTCTCTTAACATAGGCACTCTGGATATCAGAAGATGATTGCGTTGTAGTATCAACAGCATTCGATAATTGTCTAGAGTTCCTAGTCATTGATTACCTCTTTAGCATCTCTTTATAGAGATCATTTGGATCGATATTGCCTTGTTCTGCTTCTTCTTTAGCGATGAGATCTGCTAACTTCAATAGTTGATCATTTGCTTTATTCATGCGCTCTATGTATTTTGTTACAATAGGACCAATAGTAATATGATCATTAGCGCTTCCCAATCCCATTGCCCTGAAAGCTTCTGAAAACATAAGGTACGCATTCTGTCTATCTGTGCAAGCATTTTCATAGATTTCTCTCCATAAGATTTTCTTCTTGGTATCTAGTCCTTCCATAGAAGTCAATAATTCACCAAATTCTTTCATTTTCTTAGTGATTTCTGCATCACTTGGGCCTGCAGGTTGTAAGTTATTGCTCATATATTTACTCCTTCATTATCTTTCACTAATTTATAAATATTGCGTATTCTAGAAAGTGACGAAGATAAAGATTTAGAATTAATGCCACAAAATTCCCTAATATAAACAAAAATTGCTCGTTTATTAATGTAGTCTAGAGTATCAATATTATCGAAGATATGCATAATAGCTTCTGCTACTTGAACATCTTGATCTCTTTTAAGTTTTGACTTTACAGATAGAATAAGTTCTCTTAAT